CATCTTCAAATTTATCAAACTGATCAAGAGACATCGCAGCGATTTCCCTTTCAGTCCAAATTTTAGGCTGCTTAGAGTCAACAGATGTAGTTTTAGTTGATACCATATCTGCTGCACTGCCTTGCTGCCGTTGAGGTTTGGGCTGTGATTTTGTTTGAGACTGTCCAGTTTCTAACTTATAAAGATCAATAGCTTTTGAAGCTAAAGCAACATTATCAGGATTATTGTAAACCCAATCTTGAATTTGCTCTGGTTGCTCTTTAGCCCACGCATGAAACTGATCATCGCCTCTGAGATCCTCAAAGTCTGGATGACGTTGTTTCAAAGTAGCTTCAGCCTCTCGACGCAAAACTTCAGACTCACGCTTACGCATGGACTGTAGCTGTGCTTCAAGATCTGCAACCTGCCGTTGACTCTGCATATGTGCTACAGTTTCAACAGTGTTATACAAATCAGGATACTCCTGCTTAAAACTTTCTAACTCTTCTTCAGACTTAGGAGGCGCATAAGCTGGTTTTGCTGCCTGAGCCATAGCAGTAAGTTCTTCTTCTTTCTGCCTAAACTCTGCAAGCTTAGTATCATAATGTTTTTTTAGATCATCGTATCTCTTTTTATAGTTAGTCCTTTTACGAGGTTGAGCTTCTTCTTCAGGGGCCTCTTCATCAAGGGTAGCCTGTTGCTCTGGGTAAAATAATCCATCTGCATTTCCCATACTGGGTGCATCTTCCGTATGCCAAGGCTTACGGGCATTATAAGGGTTACCAATCTCCTCTTCGTATTGTGCTTCTGACATTCTCAATCTCCTTCATGGGGCTTGTGTTTTTCAAGGTAGCCATATCAACTCCGTCGAGTAAATGGGGCTTGACTTTCCAAGGTAGCCATAAAATTATCGAAGGCTTGGTGACTTATTAGAAGACATCATCAGCTTTTCAATTTCTTGTCTTGATTCGCTCATGGAGGATAGCTCCTCTTCGTCTTCATCCATCATTCCACCGATGGCCTTCATTTGATAACCGCCATCGTAGGCACGTTCAGCATCATCCATCATTCGTTGGAGATTATCTGCACCTATTTGGTCAGTTGCTTTCTTGGTCATAACAAACTCTCCATCGCTCAGTCGAGCAGGTATTGAGTCTGATACACCAGTTCCGGGGCCGTCTACTTCGCCAGCACCCGAAAACTCTGAGGCAGTTGTAATCACTTTGTCCAAAATGTCTGATAGTTTTGGATCATCGTTTAGTACACCTGCTAAATACATTTGTTCGTCATCGTCAAGGGATTCATCCATGACAAATTTTATATACTCTTCTTCCATTTCATCGTCTGGAAGTTGTGAAGCCATTGCTTCATCCATTTCATCTTCTGGGATGTTTGGATAGGTGTCCACTGGCATACCTTCTGTAGGCATCATCATGGAGCCGCCTTCTTGAAAAACTCCACGGCCTTTTAAGACATCTGCCTGAGTAACGTTACCGTCGCCTGTAAGATCTGGAAAAGATCCTTTTGCCAGAGGCTGTCTTTCTTGCCTCATTGCAGCTTCGTTCATTCTTTGCTGCATCATTTCTTGGACTTCTTGTTTAGCCATCATTTCTATTTTTTCAGGACTTGGAACCATGTTTTGCGCTTGAAGCCTTGCCTTTGCATTGCGTCTAGCTTGTATCATAGCTTGCTTTAATTCGTTCTCTCCAGCAGCCCTAGCTGAAGCTATTGCAATGTCAGTATCTTGTAAAGATCCTGATTGGAAAGCTTCTCTCTCTGGAGGCATCATCATACTTTTATTCATACTCTTTCCTATTCAGTGCTTCGTCTACTTGGGCTGGTAATGATTCTAGCCTAGCCAGAAAATTCAGCTTCCCCTGACTGCGGAACAACTCCTGTTCCGATGTTGCCGCCACCAGTACCTGTAGCTCCAAGGTCTTGAGGCTGTTCAGGTACTCCTCCACCACCTTCCATTGCTGCTTGTCCTTCACCAAGGGGGCCAGCTTCCGCGCCAGTTGCTTGTCCAACATTATTTTGCATTCCTATAATCTGTGCCATCAGTGCGGCTTCTTCAGGGTCATTCATCAACTCATCTGGATCTAAGTCTAAACTGTACGCCAGTTCGCTGATAAGCTTGTTCATCTTAATAAACGGAGCTACAGCAGGGTTAGATGCAGTCTGTAAGAACATTGTAAGACGCTGACTGCGTACTTCCTTCTGCATCAAGCTGTTTGTGCCTGTAGCTTTTACTTCTAAATCACCCTCCACCCCTAGCTTAGACTCTAAGAACTGCATGTTCCACTGGAAATAAGCTTCTCCTAGTGGCTTCAATAAAAAATCGTCTAAGTTTTTAATAACAGTTTTAATGTTTAGTGAGGCTGCGCCGAGCAGCATAGACATGCCAGAAGCAGTACGTGTCATACTTTGTACGCCTGTTTGACCGTGGCTGTACGAAGGAATGCCTGTCTGCTCATCTGCAAGCTGCCTAAATTTATCAAACATCTGCATATTTTCTTGAGTAGTGTTAGGAAACTTCAAGCCATTAATTGCTTGTCCCGGTACACCAGCTTGTCGCCTAAATACTTTGCCGGGATAAATCTCCATGCTTTGACCGCTTACAAGAGCAGTCTCATCTACGTCAAATACTACAGATCCTGATAGAGCAAGATTATCAATAGCCATACGTGCATGACCATTCATAATCTTTTGACTATCATCCATGTTTTCTGCTACACCAATACCAAAGAAGCTATATGGATTTTTTTCGTAGCTAAAAGCATGGTATGGTATTCGGAAGGGGGTGAATGGATTCACAACACTGCGAAGCATTTTCCCGTTGCAGATCCATGCATTGATTTGTACTTCATCAAGGTCATCTACATTTTCTGGGATCTCCATGCCAACCTGTCGGCAGTATTCTGCATCCATCACGCCCCAATACTCTAGAACTTCAAACTGAGATGCACCATAGTCATCAGTCCTGTTATCATCTTTTAATTCTTGTTCGTAATCTTTTTCAATATAGTTTGGCCCCATCATAAGGCACTCACGTATAGCTTGCTTGTCGAAGTAAGGCATCTTAGTCAGACCGCGAAGCTGTGTGCGATTCATTCGATGTCTGTGGAATACATACTCTGCTTCATTAACATTTGTTGCGTTGGGGTCTGGAAAGAAATCCCAGATGCTAACAAACTCCAAACGAGGAACCCGCACATTGATAGGAGAATAATTTCTACTACCGTCTTCTCCTTCTCGCCATCTGTGTAATGTTTTGTTAAAATTGAACGGCCCTTTGACAATTCCTGTGCCGAATAAAGCTGATTCAAATAATGCGTTTCTAATTTCACTAGCGCCGTTTGACTCCTCTATCTGATCGTGTATAATTTTTTCCATACGTCTTGCAGCTTCTTGTGCAGGACTCATCTCTAATACTTCAGGGATAGGCGAAGGCCCTTCTACAAGCATTTCTTTTTCTGCTGCAACTTTATCTAGCTTGACATCTTCAAACTTTCCTGTTGCAAAAGTAGCTCCCGGTTTAAGAACTTTACCATCTCCTTCAAATCCAACATCATAAGGATTCTCAGGGGTTTCTTCTTGTTCTTGTTCTCCAGCTTCAGGTTGTGAAGTCTCAATACCGGGAGAATTTTGATCTACGTGTGCATACTCTGCCACACCCTCTGGCACTTTAGTTTCTGTAATACCTATAGGAAACTTATTAGCCCCAAACACAACATCTACAAGCTGACCAAACGCTGCAAGCACTTTAGTCTTTGTAACCTTTACAAATACTCTAGACTTCTCTGATTCACGGAAGCGCATATTCTTACCATACATCCCACGATAGTTATGATAAGAAGCAAGCCAACGATTCTCATCTAAATCTCTCGCATGTTCAGCCGACACAAACCTGTCTTGAATTAACCCTACAAGATTATTTTGTAAGTTTTCTTCAAGAGTAAGATTTGTGCCTTGCTCATTCTCTACCTTTTCAAAGTAGAGTTCATTAGATGTTAAGTTGTTTTCAGCCATTATTAGCTAGGGGTCACACCAAGATGCTGAAACTCTACAATAAACGTAGCTGTAGTAGCTGCTGTCGCCAAATCATTAGCAAGAGGCTTGAGTCGTATATGTAGGGTACGAGCAGCAGAGCTATATAGTGATGCTGATAGCGTCATAGCTTCTGAGGTAGCTGGGCCACCGCTCATGGTTGAAAAAGCATTAGCTGCCGCTGGAATACCATTAGCAATAATGTAAAGAGGTGTATTAGCTGTAATCGTTACAGCAGAACCACCATCATCTGCAATAGCCTTTTCATTAATAATCTGACCACCACCTGCGGCTGTACCCAAATCAAAATCAATATCATCTCCTGATGCACCAGCAGTAACCAAGTTACCGTTAGCAATCATAATAAGATTCTTGATTGAAGTGTCAGCAGGTTGAGTAAAGCTAACGTCATAAGTAGCGTCTGCTGTTACTGCAATAGTGCCTGTAGTAACAGACGTAGCTGATGTAATCACATTATCTGATAGTTCTCGTACATCTCCTGTACGTGCAGAGTTACGTCCTGTATCCCTAATATCAACAACTGGATTTGCCATTTTTATCTCCTTTAATATCCAAATTCCGCATCAACGGGTGTATACGCTTGTTCCATTCTCATGTGTCTAAACTGATTAAATATGTCATTAACTTTAGGTCTTGACATAATCAGATAACGCAGAGCATCATAAGCATGGTCTGGTGCATTAGTATCGACATCTTCAGGATTAGACTTAGCTAAAGGAAGACTTTGCAGTTCACGTATCAAGTTGGGACAGGTGTTAAATATTTGTATTTTAGGTCTGCCGCTTGGTTGAACACGCAAGTATTCATGTATCTGAATCTTACCCTGAATCCTGTTTTTATCTGCTCTACGCAGTTTATGCCCACCTCGCTGGAGTGTCTCTCCGACTGTAGGGCCTGTCGTACCTGTTCTATTCCATGCTGCTGTATCTAATACACCCTGCACAGAAAAGGGATCTTCTAGCTCCATGTTAGTAATCATCTGAGCTAGATCTACACCTGTTAGTCCCTTACGGTATAGTTCTCTATAAATTATTAGTGTGCCATCGCTGGGATCAACAGCGCCCCAAACACAAGCACTTTCAGAAGCATAGCCATAGTCAATACCTTTTATTCGCTCCCATCCGATAGGAAGTTCAAATGGTGGTATAACATGCTGCATTACATCAAACTCTGTAAAGGCAGCACCTTCTGTAATATCCCAGTTACCTTCTAGAAGCTGCTTACGTTGCACATCTGGCAAAGCATTTAACATTTGTTCATACCTGCCATCTTTGGCGAGATATGGATTATCTTCTAGTCTGGCTGGTATGAATCGTCGTGTCAAGCCATCTTTGCCTACAAAGCTTTCATTAGGCTCTGATGGATTCACATAACGCTTCTTTACCCACGTCGCACCAGCACCACCGGGGTTAGCTGTACAACGCATATATGGCGTAATATTAGAATCTGTAGTACGCAGTCTAGATGATAGATAGTTCCAAGAAAACTCTGTCGATAGGTGAGTAATCTCATCAAAGCCAATCCAGCTATAGGCTTGACCCTGATAGCGGTACACATCCGCATCTCTCTCTAAGAAGCCAAACTCTAGTTTAGCACCACTAGGGAATGTCCAGATTTTTTCTACCTCTCTGAACTTACACCCCGGAAAAGCCTTGGGATATAACTCCCTAGACTTATCTATAAGTTCCCTCAGTTCAGGCATTGAGCGTCTGAGTATTAACGCCCTGTGAGCAGCCCTGTGAGCGAATCTGAGGGGATCTACAAGCATAGCATAGGACTTACCACCCCCTGCTGCGCCACCATACAATACGTCCGTTTCTGGGGCTGCTAAGAAGTCTGTCTGCGGCCCTTCATTCGGTGAAAAGATAACATCTCTATCTGCTATCTCTTCTTGGACGTTAGTTGGTAATTCTCTTACGTCTGCTAGATCTACAACCTTACCTTCAGTAGTAGAAGTCCCGGCTGGCTCATCTAGTTTACTCTGAATACTTTTTTGTTTCTTCAGACTTGTTCTAACTGTTGCTAATTCTGATTGTAGCTTTTTCTCTTTCTTTTTCTTTTCTCTAAGAGAACGCTGTGCAGACATCTTAGCCTTAGTAGCTGAGTGATAGTTGTACTGCCTCTTAGGTGCATCAGGATCTATTAGCCCTGCTTCAATCTTTGCCTTCTTGACATAGTTACTGACTGTCTGGTGAGATATTGTTGACTCTTCAGAATAGTTTTCAATAATCTCTTTGGCTTCTCTAAGACTCGCAATCTTTCCAGAGATAACACCATCAATCGTATCCTGTAGTAGTTTGATAGCCTCAGGGACTGCTACAAGCTTAGAACCATCCTCTGATAATTTATATCCAAAGGGTTTGGCTCCTCTGCGTACAGGCTTAGTCTTAGGGAACTTAATTTAGTTCACCATCAATCACATTTACTTCTTTTGCAGGTAGGATAAATAAACTACCAGCATTAACATCTACATTATGGTTAACATCTAACCTATCTGTTTTAGATATACCCACCCTATCAAGGATAGTCTGTGCCGCCTGTAACTTAGTGTTTACTTGAGGTATAGCCTCATCTGAAGTCATAACCTCCACTAGCTTAAAGGCAGCTTGGGGAGCAGACTGAGCTAAGATATTTGAGGCTAAATCTATCACTTCTTGTTGCAAACTTTTAATGACTTGGGAGTGACTTCCTTCTGCATATCCTGCAAGCTCTGCTGCTAGTCTTGGATCACCTCCTGTAGATACTAAAGAATCCAAAAACTTCTGCTGCTTTTCAGTTAACACTCTATCCTTGTTAGGACGAGCTTCTTTTGGTACAAATTGTGAAATATGTGACATAGCTATCTGAAATAAATATAAGTATAGGGTCATATGAGAGGTTTGTCAAGCATTATTTTATCTTTTTTTAACAAAAAAGACTTGACAAAACCTGAATCTGACTGTACAATATTAACAATATTCTCCAATCAGTAACATCTAGTTAACTATAATTTATAAAATATATTATAAACTATAGTACAATATAAAGTACAATATAAAGTAACTCTATTGTACTGATTGTACAGTGAGCGCAATATTGTGAATATTATGCATATTGGGTGTGTTAGTTTTACAATTGGAAAATAGTGCAAAATGTGTAAGATTGCATTACCCCCACCCCTACCCGGCATGGCCTCCTGCCCACCCCTGTATATCCGTACAGTATTGTACATATTGCCAGTACTGTACAAACATACACCCCCGTTGAAATAGCCACTACTGTACAAATATACAATACTGTACAAATATACAGTATTTGAAATATTGTGCCCTTATTCAGCGCCAGAGATCATATATTCCCAATTGGAAAATATTTACAATAGTGGTGAATGTTTAGAATATGTACAATTGTTGGCACAGATATTGCAAATATTTCCCATATTCAACACCTTATCATGCAATCCCCGTGCCAGTATTTCCAATATTTTTAATACCCTTCAGACTCCCCAGATTAACCCATATGGCCCGATCTATTTTCTGGCACTAGGCTATTCCCTACCATTCCAATTCAACACAGAGCAAAATAGAAAGCCTGAGCATACTGTATGTTTGTACAGTTTCCCCTTAGTTTTTGAGTTGGCATGTTAGTTGCATGTATTCCTCAGCTCGTATATCTCCATTATTTCTCCATCACCTCTCCACTACTTCTCCACTTGTTAATGTAGATTTCAACCCCTCATTCGATTAGCTTGTTGGGTGTCGGCAGTGAGGCCCCGCCGCATGGATCAAGGGCACCCTCGCACCGACTAGCCAGACGGACAAAAGCGCGGCGACTAAGTTGGGGTACTGCCCTTTAACGCGCGAGTAGGTGACAGGTCTGGTGAAGGGTCAAAGGCTACGGCTACGCGATGGATGCGCGTGACTCAATCCCCTGCAATGTTGTGTTGCGTTTACTGGTCTTGGGGTATACCCATCACTGCCGGATAGTTTCTATCGTGAGTGCAAATGTGGAAAAGTGTACCGCTGAAACGCTGCACAAAATACAACCCAATAACAAAAGCCTGTCGGGTATTGTTTGCGCCTATTGTTGGTGCTGGCAATGCCTACAGGCTTTCTGTTTGCTTTTTACAATGTCACGTTTCACTTTTTATTTTATTTTCGAGGGTACAAATCATGGAACTAAAAACATTTAAAACTAAGCTTGCGTCTGTTGTTAGATCAGAGACAACATTGCGCGGCAACATTCAGGCGCTGACAGTATCGGCAGTCGATACCTACGCGCAGCATGGCGACACTTCACGAATTGAAATGCTAGTTAACGCTAGCGTGACGATGCGAAGTGTTCGCAGCAACACGCTGAAGGATTTTATCAAGGCACACGCCAATGTGAAATTTACTCCAGCAGAAAACAACGAAGGATTCACCGTTAAGAAGATCGGCAAGGGCGCTATTGAGACAAAGCCAATAGAGTCCGACTGGTTCGACTTCAACAAAGAAGGCATAGCCAAGCCAGACTTTGATGCAATGACAAAAGCCAAAGTGTTTCTATCATCATTGGACAAAGCCAAGGACGAAGGACGCGCAAAGGTTAATGCTGCAAATGATAGGATCGAAGCGGTACTGAGAGCCACAATTGCAGACATAGAAGCTCAACAAGCATAACCACAACCACAAACAACGTGGCATTGTAAAGGGTAAACTTTCAATACCAGTGGCCCTCTCCTCCACTGGGAACCATCCTACGGGTACGATGTAAAACTGCCCTACAGTATTTGTGTGATTCGTCTGGGATACGTGAGGTGCGTAGCCTATGGCTGAAATAGTCCAGACTGAGGCCCTGCTCATACTTAGTATGGGTAACCTGAAGCGTCACACCGTCTTAGTACGACGTTAAACTGCTACCTTTACGCTGGAGGGGAGTTGCAAATCCCCAAAGGTATTGGGTCAATCGCCCTGAGCATGGCGCTAAACTGCTCATTTTTTGTTTAATAAACGAGGGTAAGTGTATGATTTTAACTGACACAAACGGGAAACGATGGAAGCTTTATGAGCGGTTGAGCGGTTGGAGGTATCAGATATATCCAAACCACTCACAATTGAATATCGGCAAAGAAGACGGCGATTGTCCGACTACTGCCCTAACAATACCTGATCATATTGCAGATAGATGGGTAGCAGGTGAAGTGAGAGTTAAAGTTAACTAACGAGGGTAAGTGTATGAATGTGCAAATAAAAGTAGCGAGAAAAGACGGTGCTTGGTCAGTCTTCAGAAGGCTTGATGACTGGGGGCCTGTCGAGATTGCTTACAATTGTTCGCGCCTAGATGACGCACAGGCTTTTGCTTGGCAATGCGCTCAAGCGTATGCTGATCAAGAGCATGAAGTGACGGTGACAATAGACGCAAGAGGGTAATGCAATATGAAAACAATTGTACACGTAAACCAGCACCACATAAAAGCAAATGCCAAGGGTGCGGATTTGCCAGTGTTGACAGTCAAGGACTACAAACAGAACCGCAGAGTAAACCGTGCCGACATTGTAGACGATGCTGGTAATGTGGTTGCATCTGTGGTTTATTCACCAGACAAGCCACTAGCCTGTGGCGCAAAGGTATGGATCGAAACACAACTAGGAGTGCAGACAGTATGATGACATCACAAGACTATTGGGAGGCTATGCAGAACCTCCGCAAAATATCAGACAGCCAGTTGCTTGAGTTGAGTAACAAATGTATAAAAGTAAAATCAGCCAATCTATTTAAAGAGTGTGAGCAGGAGCGAGTCCGTAGAATTGAATGGAGGAAGATGAACTGAGATGTTTACGCAATTCCTATTAATAGTATCATCAATAATCACAAGCATAGTCCTGATCTGGGCAGGTGTTTGGTCAACGTGGGCATATTACACAATGGGTATACCACTGCATGATGTGTTCGCATTCGTCGGGCCTTTCCTAGTCATTACAGGAATAGGTTTACCAGTAGCAGTTATATGGGAGATATGATGAGCAGTTTCAAGAAGCACAACCCGTTGATCAATCAATATGCTCAGAAGTCAGCAGAGCATACCAAGAACATGGTGATGATGGTGGTGCTATCTATCCAGCAGCCTTGGTGGAAGGTCGGGGATCAGATGCAAGATTATAAGCAGCTAGGATCAGAATCTAGATTTGTTTGGGGTAACAAGGCAAACACTCTGGCATGGCTGGACATTAACGCAGACAGCCTTTATGCCGACGCTATGGACGCTCTTGCACACTGTAAAGGCAGAGAGCTAGACATCAGGCTGATGCAGATATTTATTAGGGTTGATGGACTGGGACTAGCTAAGGCTGGGTTCTGTTGTCAGCTATTCGCTGGGCGTGTGGGATGCATAGATGTTCACAATCTTAGACGCTTAGACATTCCAGAGTCTGCTCTAAAGTTTAGCAAGAAGCTAAAGCCAGAGTCTCAGCGCAAGAAAATAGAGACATATGTAGATGCTTGTAGAAAGCGTAGATGCTCTTGGCTATGGAATAGCTGGTGTGGTCTTATCGCTAAGAAGCAACCTAAACATTGGATAGATGGAGACCATGTGTCCCAAGTTCACTACGACTTTTTAACCAGTTAACAACATCAGTACAGGTAGCGAGGGCCTATGCTGATGACCCAAACCCCTCGCATCCTGAGCATGATGTGAAACTGCTCACACCTTAAACGAGGAAAAAAACTATGGCTACTTATTATAAAGTGCAATCTGCTCCTGCTCCTACCACTGGAGGTTCACGCTGGAAGGGACTCTTTTCTAGCATGAGGCAAGGTGATTGGTTCATTGTTCCTAAAGAACATGCAACTAGAGCAAGGGCATCAGCGCATAACTACTTTGGCAAAGGCGTGTATAGATCGTACAGCGTTGCCGATGGTGTATGCATTCAAGTAATCAAGGATATTAAATAATGAATATTCATAAAGCAAGAAAGGCAGTGATCAGTAATGACTCAGAGAAGGGTTGGACTGATATTAAAGTTAAAAAGAAGTCAGATATTGTTAATCTTACCGATGAGCATGTGCTGACTATTTCAGAGGAAGTGCGAGTTAGTGAGTCTCAAGTACGTGGGATGCTGCACTTGATTAACTTCAAGTATGGTACTTCAGACCATGAGATTACTGTGTTTCATGATGAAGGTAGCGACTTCGGTATCGCTGTTGAGTAGGACTCTCCTGCCACCTGAGCATGTGGATAAACTGCTCTCCTTTAATTTGGAGATTGAGATGGATAAAATAGATTTGTTTGTTGACCACTTTGTGATTTATTCTAAGAGTCGGGAGGCTTTGATTCTAAATTCTGGTACTGCTTCAGCGTTTGAAGAAAGTTTGCGAGAGTTGGTATCTTCTGAAATTAGAGATGCACTACTGGAGCGTGTGAAGATATTAGAGTATGACATGAAACTAGCTGAGCGTAATCGCCATGTAAGTCCTCAATATGACAGACTTAGAGATGCTAGGACTGCTTTGATGGACTTGCATAATGATCTTCTTTGGGGGAAAGGCTGATGACTTGTGAAGAAATAGATGAGATGGAGGAAGCTATCACTAGCTTCGTTAAAAGAATGTCTCGACAGTCCCTAGAGGATTTCGTTTATTGCGCTCTTGAAGATAAGTGGGAGGGCGGTGGAAAGAAGTCTGTTGAAGAGTTGATGAAGGAGCTTGATGAAGATGAGTGATATATTCTACAGAGCCATAAAGGCTCAGGATTATCTTGATAAGTTTTACCCTGAGAGACACTGGCCTATCGGTTACACTAAGCCACCGTCTGAGCAAACAATTAAGATAGCTAATATGTACGGTACTGGCACTCCCGTCACAAAGATCATGTCCGAACTTAATTTATCTAGAGTCAGTGTCATGTCAGTTATAAGGAGGTGCAGAAGATACTCAGAGAAATGAAACATTCTGTAACACAATGTTACAAATTACCTTTGACACCAACCCAACCCGTATGCTAAAATCTATTTTAAATAGAGTTACATACAGAAACTAATATAGTTTATAACCAAGGAAAAACCATGAATACTAATGTATTTAATTTTGTTAACCCTAACGTACACCCTCTTGATCAGATAGAGGCACCTGATATTGTTAATACTGTAATAGAAGCCAGACCTATATTGTATACAAGTAGGAATGGGTTCACTGCTGAAGATCCTACACGTAGAGGTTTGCACGTAGTAGGCAGCAACGAACCCCCTATCAATGTGGTTAAGCCTAGCTACAATTTCAAGGGCGCACAGTACGGTGATCTGTACAATGCCATGATCAACATCTGTAAGGCATCAGGCATCAACTGCAAGGGTGCATCTGTTAACTCTATGATGTCTCCTGATGGTGCCTTGGGTACGATCACACTGACACTTCCTGAGTATACCATAGAGACTGCTAAGGGTGATGCCAGTGTGTTCCAGATTAATGGGCGTACTTCATTCAATGGTGTATGGGCTGTTATCTTACAGATAGGCGCGGTGCGTATGGCTTGCACCAATGGGCAGGTGTTCATAGATAACTTCAGCATGTATAAGGCGAAGCACACCATCAGCATGAGTACCGAACATGCCCAACGCAAGCTGGCTGCTGCCCTCAATAGCTACCAGCATGAGGCAGAGCGGTGGAAGAACTGGACTCAGAAGAGCATCACTAACCGTGAGGCATTCAACGTGTTTGCTGTAGCAGCTAAGTGCAAGTTCGTATTGGTTAATCCCCAGATGTCTGTCTATGACTTGATGGCAGAGCCAGAGGTATACCGCAATCGTGCGTTACAGTACATGTGGAACCAGTACACCATTGATGAGCAGAAGACATTGGGGTCTACTCATTGGGCTGCGTACAACGCTATGACCCACTGGAGTACACACGCTCCTGCTGCTAAGAAGACTGCTGAAGGCAGCATCCTAGCAATCAAGGCCAAGCGCACTGATCTTGTTCGAGATGCAGCCAAGTGCCTAGCAGCGTAAGGTAGTAACATGCAGAACATAATTGATGTGTCGAATCATATTCTCAAGTATTCACAAGTCTATACACTACAGGCTCCAGTGACTAATCTTGTACGTGAGGAGGCACTTCAGTTATGCCTTAGACATGGCGAGGAGTTTGTGATAAACTACATTGAAAACTATTTAACATTGGAGGAAACACATGAGTGCGACTGACACAGAAGCAGAGTTCTACACCGCACTGGACGATTGGTGGGCGCAGTTGTGGGCATTACGAATAACCACAGTCACCCCATCATCAAGAGTCAAGATGAAGTTCTTTGATTTTGTCAGAGACAGATGCGCTGAAGTAGGATGCTGGCGTATTATGGATGATGA